CTCTTTACTTTCAGTATATAAATATAAGTATTTTATAAAATTAAATATTTTTCAATATTACTCAACTTCTAATATTGGTTCACCACTTCCTCTACCGGTGTTAGAAACTTTTAATGTATTTGGATTCGTAGTAAACGTCACAACTGCATCACCACCATCTAATGTGGTTTTAGATGTTTGTTTTGAACCATTAAAGAAACTATTTTCCAAACCAGTTGTTAAATCTCCTACATTTTTATAGTGAGATGGTAAATATCCATTTAATGGAGTAACTTCTACAACATTTCCACTAACTGATGGTGCACTTGCATCCCAATCTAAAATAGTTATTTTATATCGGTATTCTGTTTGTGGAATTAGTTCCGTTCCCAATGAAGAATCATTTGGATTTATATTTTGTGGAACATTTATAGTATAACTTTCTTTTATGCGATATACTTTTTTACGTTCTTTCGTAATATTTCCAAATTTATCTAATTTAGTAATTTGTGAATTTCCATCCGAACCCCACAATCCAAACCCTTTTACTGAAATTGAATCAGGATCCATTCCTACTTGAATATATGAAGTAGCATCATATTCACCCATTATAGATGAACCTAAATTTGCATCAATATTAAATACAATACCACCCATATCAGAACCTGAATTTATAGTCATATATCCTCGTTGGATATTGGTAGTTGTAGTATCAATAGATGATGTAATATTTGAAATATCACCGCCTACAAAAACATCCGTAATTGAAGTTATAATGCCATCGTATTGTGGATTTAGAACCTCTAAACTAACATCTGATGTTGTGTTTATAATAACATTATCAATTACATCATATGTAGAAATTACGTTTGTATTAGATTCAACATCAATTGAAGTTTCTAATGTATTATCCGTTGCAGTTGGTTTACTCCATTTAACTTTACTTCTTTCTAAAATATGTGGTTCAATTAATAAACCAGATGAAACCTTTGCTCTAGCAGGAACTAATGATTCTAATGTATCAAACAATGATTTATCAATATATCTAACTAATTGAACGTATTCATTGAAATTTAAATCATATCTATCGAAATAATAGTTTCGTAATGTAGAAAGAGATTTATATTCATCTTTATATTCATCCGATGGGTCACCGATATAATCATCAATATTAAATTGACCTAATGATTTTAGAATATCCATATTAATCTCCTTAATTGGGGAGAAGAATAATCCTAATCTATCTGAATCAATTGGTGATTGATCAAATGATTTTTTTGTAGAACGAGTTTTGTAATCCAATCCAATACCAGTTTCAGATTGTGAATTTATCTCATTTCCACTTAAATCATATTGAGTTTCAACTCTAAATTTATTTCCAACATTAAACCCAGACGAAGGGACATTTGCAGTGACACTTCTTTCGTATGGTGTGTAGTTGTATGGATATTCTGTAATAGAATCAAAATTAGAAGCAGTTGCAAATGATTCACCATAGGTATAATTCATCGCAACGTTTTTGATTTGTGTTTCTATTCCTACATTTTTAGGGTATTCAAAATCTAAACGGAATAATAAATCATCAGTAGATGCTGAAATGTGATTACCATCAATAGCATCAGGTAATAAAGTATGATTATCAATACGAGATTCATTCAATCCAGTTGACCATAATCTAACCTCATCAATAGAACCCGTAAACCCATTACCAATAACTAATTCAGAACCACTTTTCCAAGAAGTTGTATCAATATCCAATTGAAGTTGAATTGAACCAGAATTTCTAATTCTACCATCAAATCCTTCCTTTATATAAATGGTATATAATTCTTTAGTAGTATTAGTTGATTTATTTAATGTTAAATTGTAATACTCATCATAGAATACCGGAACATAATCTGTATAAACTGAATGTTCAACTCCACTACCACTAATTGTAAATTTAACTCTTCCTAAGTAATTTGAACCACTTTCGATTTCCAATCTCCACGCATTTGGAACTTCTGCAACTAATTGGTCTTGCTTTTCAGTTGTGTTTAAACGAATTTCTATCGAATTAGGAAAATCCGATGTTTCAATGTATTCTTTATATGGAATACTAATTTGTGATGAATTGGTTAAATTGATTGCTGCAGTTCTATCATCGTATGTAAATTGTGTTACACCGGTAGAATCTGGATCTGTTGGTCCACCGAACTCCATTATAGTTAATAATGAAGCAGGAATACCATAACAAGCCATTGCAGCATGTAATGCTCGTTTAGTTCCTTTATGTTTATTAAGATATGGTAAGTTATTTAATAATCTTCTCCATATTTCGTTTTGTCTATCTTTTCCACTCATTGATGAAACTTCAGTTCCATCTGAATGTTTACCAAATGCATATTCCCATAAGAATTGAGATTTAACTCCCATATCAGCATCCCATCCAAGAGATTCCAACATATGATAAATTAAATCATCCTTAATACCAGATTCATATTTGTGTTCAAGTTTTTTAGCTTGAGATATTCCTTTAATATGTGCCCATAAAATATCAAAGTGTTGACCAATCATATTAAAGAATAATACGAATTCTTGACCATTCTCATCTTCTCTTATATGGTGTGGTAAATTATTTACAAATGATGATACATTGTAATAATCGTAATCACGTGCAGAAGAAGTGATTCCATTATACCAACTCGTAACAGAACTATCAGTAGATGCACTTAATTCATTTTGTCCTGCACCTGGGTATGATAATGATGATGATTCATTATATAAGAATTTTTCAAACGAATCAAATCCACGTTTAAGTTCGTTGATATTTGATACAATTTGTTTTGCTTCATTAGATGCTGCAATCGAACTTGTATTTTCGTTAAGAGATTCATATCTAGCATTATATCGTTCAATTGTTTCAACTTTGTAAACAAAATTGTGAACGCGTTCTTCCGCCGATGAATATTTAACAAAATTAGACCACCAATAATCTTCTTCGCCTAATACTATAATAGAACCACCATCAATTGATGTTTCTAACACTTTAGATGAGGTTACGAACTTTATATCTAAATTATCCAATGAAAATTCAGATGACGATATAAATTGATTTACTAAATCAGTTGAAGTAGTTGAACCACTTGCAACTAAATCATCTAATATTTGATAGCCAATATCATCACCAATATCCAAATTAAAATTAGGAGTTAATGGTGTGCAATCATTTACTAAATCACCTAAGATTGTGATTTGTTCAATAATTGGAATTGATTGAATTTTAGAAATCCAAAGTTGTTGGTTTGGTTGAACTGATGTTGGTAATGGTTCGTATAATTTTAAAACCAATGATTTTTCTTCTTTGATTTTCTTTTTATACTTTTGTCCATTTGAATCAAATCCTTCATCATATACAGAAAAAGTTTCGGTGTCAATTCCCCAAGTTGCAATTAATTTATTATCACCATCACCAAAGTGTGCATAGTGAGTTAGTAATTTAGATATTTCATCTTTAAATAATGAATCATCTAAAGTCATTTGGAATGCAGAACGAATATCCGAAACTACGTTTCCTCTTCTAAGTTTTAAATCACCCTTATCAAAAAATATAGATATTTCTTCATTCTTACCTTCTGTCAATTCATCACCTTCAGAATTGTATGGTATTAAAATAAATTTGAATTGTATCTTATCAGTATCTTCATTATATTCTGCATTAGCTTTTTTCAATATTTGGCTAACGTTAAATGTAGCAAGACCAGAAGGTGAAAATCTGCCCAATACAAATTGAGAATCTTTTTTAGAAACGTAAATATCTACATAATTTGCATTAATAGATTGCCAACTAATATCAAATGGAACATCAAATCCTGCAAAATCTTTACCCTTAATAGTTTCAGGATAATATATGTTTGTAATATCCGGACCAGGTAAATAAGATTTACTTAATACGTTTATTGATATTGATTGAGTTGAACCACTACCACCTCTCGTTGAAACTGGTTGTAAATATAATGTGTAATTACCGATTCCATTTACAAATTCCGATTGGGATAAATCAATAACACCATTAGTTGGTAATTGTCTTTGAATATTACCCAATGACATTATTACAAAATCAGAATTTTGGGATGTATATGAAATTTGTAATGGGTTTGAATCATTTATATTCCAAGTAAAATTTGTATCCGATACTGAAAGTGTTGGTGAATTTGGAGCAGGAACAACGTTGTTTTTACTAGCAACCATTTCGATGGTAGTTTGGCCAATCGGTAGCGTTACTTTAAAATCACTATTGTTAGAAACTACGTTTGTTAATGAATTCTTAACAATTGCATTAAATGAATAAGTTTCACCTTTATCACCTATAAATTCTATATAATTAGGATTACCTAAATTTACATTAATAATCGTATCGGCATTAATAGTACCAGTTTGACCATCCGATGTTCGATATGAAATTAATCCGTATTTGTATATATCTGCTTTGATTGATACAATTGCCGTAGGAATTTCGGTTGGAGTAATTACTTGTGGTTGCGTAAATTGTAAATTAGCATAAGGAGTATCTAATGGATTTATTTGAGTATATTCATTAGGTTGACCGTCTACCATTTTAGTGATTACAATTTGATATTGCTTAACTGATGGTGTTACGATTGGAGGGTTTGAACCAGCAGCACTTCCTGCACCACTATTTCCTCCGCTATTGTAACCAGAATTTCCACTTAAATTGTATGGGTCGTTGTATGCCATTAGTTAATTTCCACTTTATTTATAATTTTAATTTGCAGTGATTAAATACTTTTCGGTTAATTTAGTTGATGAATTATACACTTCAATTAATTTAGAACTTGTATTTAATTCTTTCTCCCTAAATATTAAAGTATGTGGAGTTTTATATCCACTATCACTTCCATTAATGTAAATTGAGCAATTAGTTGGGGATGAATTAATACTAAAAGCAATTTCTCTATCACTATCTACTATATTTGGTGTAGTTCCACCCCCACCACCGCCGGGTGCGTTTAATACATCCAATGAAATACCACCCGAATTATTATCTATCGGCGTAACACTTACTATTTGGTCTATTGCTTGTTGCATTATTTACTATCTCTTTCTATATAAGTATTTTAAGGATATAAAATTGGTTGGATTAACCTAAGTTCTACCAAAGAATTGTATATATCTTTTATATTTCCACCAATTTGCTTATGTCTTTCTGTAATTAATCTGATACATTCCACTTTATCCATATTTGTAAATTTATCAGAACCCTGCCAGTGATAATATGAGTTTTTGTTATTTGTTCTCATTTCATCATAACTTAATCCATAATATGAAATAATTCGTTGTAATAAATGCTCGCACATAAAATGTGAAATCAATGAATTATTAACGGCCAGTTCTGAATCTAATTCGGTTATTAAATTTTCATTTTTTAAATACCAATTCCGTAAAGTTTCATATGAATTAATAAAATATTGTAATAACCCATTATTGTGTTTCCAATGAATTAAATTAGTTGAAAAACTTTTAGTTTCGGTATTATTCCATTCTGGTATTAATTGTGTTATTCCTAAATTATTTATAATATTATACGAATTATTTATATAACCATTATTTGGTAAATTTATAATTTCATCAAATGAAACAAATGTTGATGGTGTTTGATTAAAGTGTATTTTTGAATGTAAAAAAACATCACCATCAATTGTAGTATATTCATCGTTTCTAGTTTTCCAAATATATACTTTAACATCATCAAACAATCGATACTCTAAATTATCAATATTATAGGTCTCATCTACAAATTCACCCAATCTATCAATTGCATCGGTTGACCCATATAAAATTGTTTCATATCCCAATTCTTTAGCCATATGAATTGATAAATAAAACATATCATAGATGTATTGACTATGGGGTAATTCGGGGGTTCTATTAGCTAAACTCCAAATTAATTTCATATATAACTTCTATTAACGATAATTTGCATTATTACTTGAATTACCGGAATATGATGGTGTGTATGGATCTTGTGCACCGCCCGAATTACTCGCCGGAGTATTTACAACGATAGGTGGGGTTGAAACTGCTGGAGTTGCTGGAACATCATAATATGGATAGCCACCTGCATCATATTTAATAGTAGGCGGTGGTGTCACTACGGGTGGAGAAACTATTGTAGTTTTTGGATTTTCTGTAATTTGCTGAATTGGTTTATCTTCCGCAGGTGTTGGTGCTGTAAAAATACAACTACCATCGTCCTCTTTTGCAAGTGGATTGTAATTCAATGCATTTGGATTCATACAACCTCTAACAATCGATTGACGATTATCTAACACATTACTTTGATATTTATTACCCGATTGGATTGTTTTTAAGATTTCAGTAGTTTTATCTAATGTTTCTTGTTCATCCTTAGTTAAAATATTTTCTTCTTGGATATTTCGTTGTGGTAAAAATTTATCAATTATTTTTATTAAAATAGAACTAATTGTTTCTTTTATTTTTTCAACCGAAAGTTCTATCGGAATTGCGGTAGATAATGGTTTACCATAATTTAATGAAGAAATATCCCAATTCTTATTTTCAATATAGTATTGAGTTGCTTCAATTAGAGTTTCTCTAATTTGATTCATAAATGATTCAAAATCTTGTATTTTAAATTCTTTTTGAATTAATTTAACATAATTATCACCACTTGCAACCGTTCCATTCAATATTAAAAAGTTTTTTAATACCTCTTCAATTTTGATTGCTTCAATCATCGGTTTTATAAAATAAATCGTATCATCTCTAAATTGCCCTTCGTTTAAAAGAACATTTAATCTGAATTGTAAATCTTCTAAAACATTTTCGTTATTATCTTCTAAGGGTAAGACACGTATTTCAGTACGAGATGGTGAAATTTCATGTATCCAAAGTTTATCCTTATCAATAACTTCAGAACCAACTCGTCTGTTTAATAAATTAATTTGAGTTTTAAAAATACCATTTGAGTATCCTGCTTCGGTGACTAATTTTTCAATATCAATAATATACTCATCCGCACCATTCATTCTTTGTCTAGATTTCGTATTCGTAATTAAAAAGTATTTACGAATATTCTCACTATTCAAAGGAATGTATTTTACCATTACTCCACTATCACCTTGTGGTAATTGATTATCATTAATATCGTAGATTATGAATTCAATCAAATCAGCAGAACCCATACCAAAATAAGCCTTACCAACTTCACGTTCGAAAATAGCTCTATCTTTTGGGTCTACCTTATATCCCTTTTTTTCAATTACCTCTTTGAATCCTTTTATTGCCATACTGCACCTACTTTATTAACGGTTGATTTATTTATGTAATAAATCATTTTACTGAATGATACTCCTACTTTATGTATAAGATTTCCATATAAATTATCTTTTTTCAACACACCCATTTCATATGCCATATGTTCTGACCAATGTTTGATAAAAGTATAATAGAATATTTTTGTTCCCGTTGGATTTTGTTTCATCCATTCAACCACAGGTGATGCCCACTGCCAATATCCTTGTAATATATTTTTATTGTTTTTATACATATGATAACCAAATCTTCTATCTGCTAAGAATATATTTTCTGGCATCAATCCTTGATTATACATTTCCGTGCAAATTATAGTTCCTTTTTTAGGTGCAGGAGCGTTTGCACCTGCGGCTGCTGCACTTGCTGCTGCTAAATTTGCTTGTGAAATTGCTTCACCTTGTGCTTTTGCTAATTGAATAAATGCATCATTTAATTGTTTATTCAAATCTATAATTTGATTATTAGCATCAGTTAATTGTGCTTGTGCCTGTTTTGTAAATTCAATGAACGATGATTTTTCTGCCAACAAACCTTGTAGTTGTGCTTCAGTTGAAACTCGTTCAATACCTTCCTTAACACCCTTAGATAATGCAGATTGGTAATCCAAAATTGTTGCTGCATATTTAGTATTTGCAGTATCTCTTTCTGTTTCCGCACTTGCTCTTAATAATTTTTCTAAATCCAACTTAACATTTAAATCATCAATTTCAATTTTCAATCGTTCGATTTGTTGTAATGCTAAATTTAATTGTTTTGTTAAATCTTTTATTTGATTTAATGCACTTTGGTATTTTAAGAATAAATCATCAAATACTGTCTTTAAAACCGTAGCAGGTCCTTCAGGTGTTTGATTTCCAATTAACTCATCTACAATCGTATCAACTGCTTTTACTAATTGTTGTTCGTTGTAAATAGGACGTTCAACATAACCAAATGATTCACCATCAGTATTTAGTGCAGTATTGACAACTAAATTTCCACCGCCATCAAATGTTTGATTTAATGCGGAAGAACCACTATTCATTAGTTCACTTAATATAAACTCGTTATCTAATGCCATATTATTTTTCTATTGTAAATGTTAAATCTTTATCGGAAAAATATTCAATAACACCATTTCTTTCTACTTTTATTTCAATGTAGTATTCTCTATTAGTTTCCCAATTAGCAAGATTTAATTTGAAGAAATTACCATTACCATCACAACTTACTTTTGTGTAATCGCTGAATGGGATAATAACCTCTTCCGTAATAACATCTTTTATTTGATAGTAAGTGGTTGCAGGTAAATAAGTTACGTCATTATATGCAAATTGATTACCATAGTGTTTAAGTGGATATTTCTCTCTACCGAACACTTTAATCTCAGGTGAACTACCAACCTTATATTTAGTTTTTAATCTCTTAAATGTGACATATATATCATCAGCGGTTAATTCTGGTAATGAACCAGTGGTAAAGGTGGAATCATCCCACCCAATTCTAACTTTTGGTTGATATATTGTGTTTGTTTCCTTTGAGAAGAATTTCAATTGCCCATAATCATTTGTATCATTTTCTAATACAGAATCATGTTTTAATATCAATCCATCGTTTGGAATATCACCACTTACCCACATATTCATCATATCGATAATATCCATTTCAACATCACAACTCTGATATTCGTATGCTTGAGTTGCAACAGAACTCGTATACCACGTTCCACCCTTTCCGTTATACGAACCAGACGATTCCGGTGATAATGAATCCGAACGTAACCACGCAGTTGATGTAGATAATGAATTCCATGTCACACCATCCGTAGTTATTTCATCAAATCTAGTACCAATTCCCATTTCCCAACTTTGAGAAACCGGATATGCATATAATGTATATGATAGTGGAACTTCGTTTGCTTCACACTCTCTTAAAATTAATTCTGCAGAACTCATTGTAATCTCACCCGAATATAATGATGCGGATAATTGAGTTGTATCAAATTTAATCAAAGAATGTGATATATCTTTTAAGTTTCCATAATAAGTTTTAGAAACTTCTAATATCTCATCCAACCCAGTATTTTGATTAGGTTGTTGTAAATAAATCGATGCATCTTTTGATGCTGTTAAAAAATATATCATTATACTACTCTCCCTTTAATATCTTTATTTGGATATTTAACTTCAAAAACCGATGGGTCTACCGATGGATATACCATTTTACCCTTTGTTGCTGATGATATATTATATGAGTTCTTTGAATAATTACCCAAACATTTATTTACAATATCACATTTTGGAACTGATTGAACTCCTTCAATACCTGCAATTAATAATTCAATTTCAGAAATATTGATTGGCATATTAAATGTCCAATTATCTATATTAAAATAATTTTGAAGTTCGGTAATACATTTCGTTAAAACTTCTCTTTTGTTATATCCACCATAAACTCTGATTTCAAAATCTACTCCGATATTGATTACAAATCCATCTAATAAATTTACACCATCAGTTAATAAACGATATTCACTTAAATAAGTTTTTAAGTTTTGTTTAACTGCCTTATTAAGTGGTATAACATTTTTATTTGAATCATACCCCAATACATACAAATTAATTGCAAACGGATTATTCTTTTCATTCAAATTGTTTTTCTTACCAATTAAGAATTTATTTATACTATCCTTAATTTCCATTTCAGATTTACCTTGCATTGATTGAACCAATTGTGTAAATTCAGAAAGTGTATCTGGATTTGAAAGGATTGAAGATGGTGAATTATTATCCAACTCTCCATCGGGTGCACAATATGCTTTTGCAATACCACCATACTTTGCAGGTAGCGATAAAGCTCTTACTTGATAATCTTTACGAGTTACTGCACGATTTTGAGAACCAAAGTTTGCCAATGCATTTTCTCTAATTTCTTCAATCGTTTCTTCACCTCTACCACCTGTTGCCGGAATTTCATTTGATACCGCAACTGATGCTTTAGCTTGTTTATATAATCTTAAATCATTTGTATTAAATGCAGTTATATCATCATCAAATTCTACTCTATCAATTGTAGTTAAATCTCCTGCAGGAACGTTTGAATTTATACCACCCCCAACTAAATATGAAAATGTAATAGTAGTGTTCGATGGGGCCTGACCGTATGTTGTTGTTTTTAGGAAATTTGCAGGGTCAAATGATGCACCCAATTTATCAATTGATGATTTTAAACCTAATCCAACATTTTTAAAATTTGGTATAAGAGTTTCATCGGATGATGCAGAATTACCTCCACCAAAAACAATTGTTGTAGTATTATCTGAATTTATCTTTGTAACGAATCTACGTGATGTTTTTGTTAGTTTTAAAACACTTGATACTGAATCTTTAAATTGGACTAAATCCTTATCAGTTTGTTCCGATATTGGGTAATCTACAAAAACCATTTCTTGTGCAAGATATGGAACTTCATACCATTTATTACCATTTGAATCCTTAACATCGTAAATTTGAATGACATCTGTATCTGCAATATCAATTTTTGAAAATTGCTGAGATGCACCAAAATCAACTGATTGAGTTCTTAAAGTAGCAGAAATAGCATTTACTTGTTTCTTTACTAAATATAATGAAGGTTCGCCAGTATTTTCATCCTTTGTGTATATGGTAATTTCACGAGTAGTATCATCATTAAAATTAACCATTTCAGTTGTTCTAAATTTAATATCATCCCTACCAGAAACAATCATACCTTCTTTTATTCTTAAATAATAATCACTATCCGGTCTGTTTGTATCACCGCTTCCAATTGCAGGAACTAATTGATACACCGATAATGTTGTTATTGCAGGTGATGTTATTTTTGGTTTATACCCTAAATATTGTGCAAGAGCAAGAACGTTCTCTTTATCTTCTGCATATAACATTAAGGATTCTTTTAATGTATCATCTGTATAGTATGAAAGAACGTCACCAACGTATGATGCCATTTCTATAAACATCATACCCGGAGATGATTCATTAAAATCTGAATATGTTTTTGGAAAATATGTTTTGGCATATTCAATTAAGTTTTCTCTAAATTTAGAAAAATCTTTATTAAGATACTTTATATCTCTTCCTTGATTTGATTTCTTTGTAATTGAATTCAGTGCCATTGTATTATCCTTGTACCGTAAATGTTATTTGTTGTGTTTCTATTTGATTACCGACCGTAAATTGTATCGTCATATGTGCAGTGTTTCTGTCTTTCATCGCATCTGTCATTTCAATATCAATTTCTTCTATATTAATATAAGGTAGCCAATAGTTTACATTGCTAGTTATTGTTTCTTGTAATCTGGTTTCAAACGATGAATCCATTGGTTCGAATAAAAGTGAGTGTAATCCTGTCCCAAAGTTTGGTTGCATGATTCTTTCACCTTTTTTTGTCATCAATAAATTTCTTAAATTAGATTTTGCTTGTTCAAACGAAGAAAACGCTTGTGAAAAGTAACCAGTATTACCTTTCTGAACTGGCAAAGTAATTCCGTATGCGAAATCATTAAATTCTTTCGTATCCTTTACTACTTTTTTATCTAATACATAAGCCATAATTATTTACCTCCACATTTGCATTTATCACAACCTTTACCTGATTTCCATCTTTGTATTTTATTAGGTATGGAATATCCACTCCATACACAAGTTATAATTAATACAAATATAATTTCACCTGGTATATACATTATCTTTTAAATTTCTTAACTAATTCTGAATTATCTCTATTAAGAATTCTATCTAAACCTGCAAGACCAGTTGTGACACCCAATCCCCCACTTTTAGCAGAACCACCCATATCACCATAACCCATTTTAGCTGCCATTTGTGCTCTCATTGCTTCCATTCCACCTGCTCCTAACGAAGAACCCATATTCAATGTTCCTTCAATATCCGGTTCGGCATCCATATAATTTGGGATGTGAGAATTTACATATGATTCTTGTATAGGTTCTGCACTTTGGAATTTATCCAAAACCGATGCACCAACCGAAGGGCCGGATGCTCGTTGTGCTGAAGTGAATGGCTGTGTTTGATTTAAAATCTCATTTATTGCAGAATTTTTTGTAAAATGTTTTTGAGGTGATTGAACTACTTCTTTAGGTTGTGTCTGTCTTTCTCTCATCAACATTGCTTCTGCTAATGCAAACGGGTCCTGTTCAACTTCTTCTACTACTGAAGATGATTTTGTTTCTTGTAAAACCTTCATTCTTTTATTAACTTCTTCCTTTACTAATTTAGGAAGCTGTTTTTTAATTTCAGATTCTACAACTAATTTGATTAATTGTGCTAATTTTTTACTATCCATTTTAAATAATATTATTTTACTACTATAAATATATCTTTTGAGGATTTTGTATAGTTATGCCCACAGATTTGGATTTTCTTTTATCTTTTTCCAATATCCACAGAATTTCTTAATTCTATCATCCAATCCATTATAGCCACCATTTATTACTCTGGTGATTCGTTTTACCGATGCAGTAGTATCATCGATTGCTAAATTATTTAATTTACGAGTCTTCCAAAACCATGCTGCTGTTTCTGCTACATATTTTGATTCAACCAACATTGGGTTTGATACAACATCTTCGGAAACTCCTTTATTGAATTGAGTATAATTTGCTCTACCTGTAACTTGGATATAACCTCTACCCATAAATCTCTTTCCGTCACCATCAACAACATTACCTAAATCACGTTTTCCTTCATATCGTTGTTGTGCACCGGTAGGACCCCAAATTTCTTTCTTATATTTGAAATTACCACTTTCATGTGCACATTGTGCTAAAAAATGTGCTCTTGCTAATGGTGTAGTAATTCCCCATTTTCTCATTGCATTTATGATAGTAGTTGATGGTGTTATTATAGAACCACTACAACCACTAATAGATTCGTCATCATTTGCAGATGAATTCGATTCATTCGAGTCATCTTCATTACTTGAAGGGAACACCATTGGTGCATCTGGATCATATGATAAACCCGCAGATGTTGATTCTGATATACCTAATCCTGCATCGGTTGCCATATTTGCTTGTTCTTCTTGTTCGGGTGATAAAGTTGATGCTTCTTCTACTGCTTGTTCTTCCGCAACCATTTCTTCATCTGTTTGAGGTGTTTCCGATTCATCCCCACCACTTTGACTAGGACTAGCAGGTTCTATGGTATATCCAATCCATTTTACAATACCAGGGCCAGGTGTCATAGCAGGTGGGTATAATGAAGTTGTCATATATATTCCCTCAATTGTAGGCAAGTGAGTTTGAATTGATGCAATCAATTGATCTAAAAATACTTCCGAATTATCAGTTGGTTTTGCCATAATTAATAATATAATTTAAGACCGGGTTTGTATTTTCCCTTATACATTGTTAATTGCTGGTATCTCTGTGCACCATTTCTTTTGTGTGATATATGCAACCATATAGATTTACCATGTTCAAAAATTAATTGATCAAATGGTAGATTTTTTATTATCCATTTTGCAACCGGTATATAATCTTTTGGTTGCAAACCTGGAATTTGAATATCAACTGCCTCTCCTTTTTGATGTTGGGAAATCCCACCGGGAATAGATGTAGTTCCTCTAAAAGCCGAATTAATCTTTATTCTTGGATATTGTGCTCGAAGAGGTTCTAATATATTTTCAGCAACTGCTTTTAAATTACAAATGATTTCATCTGTTGATAATCCAGCCTGTGCCTTTATTTTATGTGGAAATGTCACATCTAACGATAAATTTCTCAATTGGTAATGCGTTGATAATTTAGCAGTATAATCAAATCCTACGCCACATTTAACGGATTTACCTTTTATTCTTGCAGGTGATTCATCTACCTCTTCAGATGAAACTGGTTCTCCACTATCATCATATGTAACGGGATTATCCTCGTCTGGATCATATCCTTCCGAAAGTTTATCCTTTATCTGTTGAACTTGTGGCCCTGGGTCTTCACCATCATCATCTAATATATCTACACCCGTTTCTTCAACTACTTCAGTTGCACCCTCAATCGTATTATTATCATCGGGTATTTCTTCTAACAATTGTTCAACCGATTTTTTAGGTGGTTCTTCAATTGGTGGTTCTAATGATAAAGTATCGGTTGGTTGCCACACACCTGGGTTTACAATTGCATTTGATGTTTGTGCAATATTTGAAACAGAGCCAGGAGATGGTATGATTGGTGGTGGGGATAAACTCATTTGTGCACCAGTCCAATATCCTACAAATCCTTGTCCTAAATTTGTTATTATTGGGTGTTCTCCACTTCCTTGTTGTAATGCGTTTGCTAATACTGATGTTATAATGGATTCCATTAATTCAGTATTACCCTTTTGAATTTTAATTGAATTTACACTTTCGAATCCACGTTTACACGCAGCATCATATTCTTGAGTTAATTTTTTTGCAAAATCACTATACGAACCAATTCCATTTTGGTTTTGCATATACGATAGCATATTTTGCTTAAAAATATCTAATGACATTATTCTGTAAAGTTTTTTGTTGACAACATTTCAGTTAATTTTGATTTTAATTCATCAAAATCAGGTTTGTTTTCTGGTCCGATTGCAGTTGGCCCTGCAGGTGTTTTATAAACTTGAACTTTAATCAAATCAATTAAAGTTTCTAATATTTCTTTTAAGGTATTACCCCTAACCAATGGTTCGGTGGATTTAGATGTATTAGGTGATTTACCGGATGTATCTGTATTTAAAAATACTTTACCATCGCCAGTATCAATTCTTAAATTTCGATTATTTCGTTTAGTTGTAATATTTACATCATTACCAAAATCTAAATCTGCACCTCCGTTTAAATTATCAATTGAAAAATTTCCATCTGATATAAATCCATAATTTCCCTTAGAATAAAATATCATTTCTGCACGTTTTGATGAAATGATAATTCTATCTGAATTCACCAATACTTGATCCATACCTTTTAGTTCGGATGGATATTTTTTAAAATTATCTGGTTTTGCTTTGAAATCTGAAGAACCACCATCATCTACAATTCCCGGTTGAAAATTTAATTTATAATCGTTGGATGTAATAGCAATAGTTGTTCCATCTTTATTAACATCTTCTTCAGTTATATCACCTTCTTTTAACTTACCAAGTGATTCCGTATTTTGTCTATTACGAATTAGTATAGTCGGTGAAAACGAATTGTTTACATTGTTATATGCACTAAAACGAATTGATTGACCGAAACGAGATTGTATTAATTTATCACCCTCATACAATTTTAAATTGTTGATAGGTGTATGTTTAAAATATTTTCCTAACTTTTTTAATTCAGGACTAGATGTTCCACTTGTAGTTGTAGATGTTCCGGTTTCTGCAGTTTTAGAATAATCACTTGCAGTGTTTGTTGGTTTTTCTTTATCAGGATATACAGCCGTTGCTCTACCTTCTACCGCAGATGCTTTATTCAAAAACTGGCCAGGTATTCTTTTATAGTATTCTGAACTACCTACTTTTATTAATTCAACCACTTCACCAATAACAGGTAATTCTAAATTGGTTGGTTCAATTGGTTTATATATCTGTAATTTTTCGTCTGCGGTTGTGCTATCTGAATATGGTCTAACTACCACCCCACCCAACGAATTCATATTCTTTTCGGTAAAACGAGTTTCAGTATCTGCTTTTTTTATGACACGCGGATGTGTATCATCCAAAATAACATCAACAACGATACCAGTTTGTATGGATATGGTTGGTGTTTGTTTATTGGAGTTCGCACTGGATAATGAAGATTGTATTCTTTGACTCATCTTATTTACTCATTTTTTGTTTTAATTCCTCAACTTCATATGTCAATTCATCAACCTTATGTTCTTGTTCACCAACTACTTCTTTCGCAGTTAATTCCAAATCTTTTAACAATTGATTTTTTTCTTCTTCGGTTAAAAATCCACTATCACCATCTGCTTTATTCTGTGCACCAATTATTCTTTGTGCAATTGCAGCTAATTTAATTAGGGAATCATCATTACGAACTGATGTATCAATTAGGTCTTTTAGAATTGGTCCTATCACTGCCATATCACCTGCATGACGGACAAGTTTTCTCATTTCTGCTATTAATTCAGAAATTCGTTGTTTTTTATTTTGTTGGTTGTCATAAATGTCTTTAAACAAATCACCCAAACTTTTACCGGGAAATAATTGAAATTCCGTACTCATATTTTTATATATTAGTTCAACATATAAATATAGGGAATAAAAAAACCTCACTTTTAGGTGAGGTTTTCGTTATTATGCTTTTACGATTTGTATTTTGATTTTTGGAACATATCCATTTGGTAAATCGGTTTTAATACCTTTGAATTCGCTAACCTGTGAATCAAAGTAAGTAATTTCCAAAATTTTATCAGTTAAGTTCATTACGGTTTGAGATGATGTAAACATACTTTCCGATTGTCTTCTCATATTTAATTGAGATTCTTTTGGAAAAAATTCCTTTCTCATTGCAATTGCAATTTCTTTCCAATCATCTACTTTATCAACTGATTTTTCTGCTGATATTTTTCTCATTTTAGATGATAGATATTTCTCACCATGCGTATAACCCGCATCGGTAAACATATGACCATGATTAGTTCTAACTATTGGATTTTCACTATTATGTAATTTAACATCTGGTTTATGTTTAGAAGTTGCTTCCACACTAATCATATGTTGTGGTGATGATATGAAGGTATGACCTTTAAGAGGTAAATTACTTTTACCTGTATATGCTAAACATGATTTTAATGCATCTTTAAGAGTTTTTTGAGATAAGATGTTTCTCATCTTAGCACCATCTGCTCCTGGTTTACCACCACCTTTTTTTACTAACTTATGTTCTGCTTCATCATGACCAACTAACAACGCAGAGTTTACTACACCAATACCATACTCATTTAAACCTTCACTCCAATCGGTTGTGATGTCGTGGAGATATGCAACCTCAATTCCATTCATAATAGTATGAATGACTTCTAATGTAGGTTTATACGCTCTATCTCGGTTTTTAGCAAGAATGAATTTATTATCAATTTCTTTTGATACAATAATACATTCGCTGAGTATCTTTTTCATGTTTGGTTATTAGTTTACTTATTATTCTATATCTTTGATTTTACCACACTTTAAACACTCTTCTTCACCATCATTATCTAAATCACCCCAAACGTGTTCACATTGTCTATGTGCAAAATATACATCGATTTTACCATCTCCATCGAAATCAATACCATCCATAGTTCCATCCCCATCTTCATCGATTTCAATTCCTGTTCTTGGTTGAGCACTTACTTGGCCTGAATGATCAACTTCATTGATTGGTGATACTGATTCTGATATTGGATTCTCACCGGTTGTTGAACTCAATGATATACCATCTTCCTCATCCATTTTCTGAACTAACATTTTATCTTTATCAGTATCGGAAAACCAGTAATCAATAATCTTACCATAAGAACCAATAAATGCTCCTAATAGTAATAGAAGAAGTTCTTTCCACTCTCCTGCGATACCAGTGTTTGATACTACTGCAGCAAATATCCCACCTATAATTAACATGAACGAACCCAATACTAATGCAGTGATATACCACCTGCGTTTCATCATTGAGTTTAATAAATCTTTAAAACCACCTGGTTGTTCCATTTTATGTAATCTCCTTAAATTAAATAATAATACTATAATAAATATCAAAAATAAAAAACCCAACACAAAAATGTCGGGTTCTTATACATAAATTGATAATAATAATTAATTGTCCGTAGATGCAATAGATTCTTCTAACCTAATAACTCTATTTCTTAATTGAGCTATTGTAATTTCTTCCGTTGTCCATTTACGATTTCCCTTTGGATGAATCCAAAGTAATTTTCCCATTACATACTCTGCCTTAGCATAGTTCGATTTCCAAATTCCGTTTTGAACGAATTTAACACCATCATAAACTAACACACCTTTTTGAGTGCCATCGTTTATTTTAATCTTGTCCCCAACTTCCACATCTTGCGAAAACCCCATTAAAGAAAATAGGAGAAGGGATAATGTAATAATTTTTTTCATAATAAAATCCTATTTAATATAAGTATATCAATGTTATGAAATTGTTATGAAATAAATGTTAAATGTTATGTTAATGTTAATTACAATATCTTTTTTCTTACAATATAGTTTTGCAATACTAATAAATCCATCTCACAATTAAGAAAAGTTTGAATCGCAGTTTTAGGGTCTAATACCATCGTTTGGTCTTTCAAATTGAATGATGTATTCAATACCATTGGATATTCATTATCTTTTTGTAATTGACAAAGTAATTTATACATATTCGTATGTTGTCTATTACTAACCGTCTGTATTCGTGCAGAACCATCTATATGTGTAATTGCTGGTAAGTTTTTTCTATGTTCTGCTTTTACTCTTACAACCTGATTCATAAATGGAACTAATAACTTATAATCGAAGTATTTAGTTCTATCTTCTTCTTTAACCATTGGAGCAAAAGGTCTGAATCCTTCTCTTTTTTTGATTACTCTATTTACCCTACTTTTCATTTGAGGGTCTCGAGGATTTGCAAGTATAGAACGATTTCCTAATGCTCTTGCACCAAATTCCATTTTACCTTCAAACCAACCAATTACATTTCCATCAACGATTTGTTTAGAAATGAATGGTATTAGTTCTGAATATTCTTTATACTCATACCAAACATCTAATTCGGATTCATCTAAAATTTGTTTAATTTCTGCATTAGTATAAGATGGCCCTAAGTATGGAATTGTATTATCAACTCTAACTGATGTTGGATTATTAGTATAATAATGATACAACGCACATCCAATTGCAGAACCACCATCGGATGGAGCCGGTGGAATCCATAATGTTTGAAATTTAGATAATTCAGTAATCTTACCATTAGCAGTTCCGTTGTATGCACATCCACCACTTAGACATAAAAATGGAACTGATTTAAGTTCAAATGCTCTATTTAAAAATTTAAAAAAGTAATTTTCATATACTTGTTGTAATGTTGCAGCTAAATCCATATGATGATTCTCAAGTTCTTCATCTGGTAATCTATTTGTAAAACCAAATAGTTCTCCTAACTTCTCATTAAACATCATATCAGTTGACCACTCATAATCAAAGTAATCCATATTCAATTCAAACCCACCATCATCAGTAGGAGAAATGATACTTTCAAATTTATCTAAATATGCTTTTGGATTTCCATAGGGAGCAAGTCCCATTACTTTATACTCACCTTCGTTTGGTTTGAAACCTAAGAAAGCAGTAAAAGCGGAATATAACATACCCAATGAATGTGGGTATTCAATTGTTTGTAGTTTTGTTATTGTATTTTTATCACCATATGCAATTACTGCAGTTTCCCATTCACCTACACCATCTACGGATACAATAGCAGTTCTTTCGTATGGTGAAGTATAATATGAATAAGCTAAGTGAGAAAGGTGATGTTCTACATATGATATTTCAATTTCATTTCCAAAAATTGATTTTATAGTATTTTCAATTTCATCATATGCTTTTTTATTTCTACTGATGATTGATGCACTATTTAATAAATTAAAAAATCCACCCTTCTTTACCGATTTTTCAATTCGATTTATTTTAAGTTTAGGATTTTCATAAAAAGAAACAACATCAATATCTGATGCTGTTAAATTATTTGATGTTAATAACCACTCAATTGATTTGAATGGAAATGATTCATCATGTTTTATTCCTGTAAAACTTTCTTCTAATGTTGCACCAATAACTTTTCCATTGTTAATTAATGCTGCACCTGAATCGTGGAATCCACATGAAATTCCTAAAATATAATTGTTTTTAATCTTCGTCATCAAATATATCCTCTTCTAAATCTATTTTTGATGTATCTACCCAAAATGGTTCATCTCTTACTGAAAAATCACCATTATCTAAATACTCGTTTAACATTTTTCGTTGATGTTGTTTCATCACATTAACAACTTTTGTGATATAGTGAGTCTTACAATCTGTCATCTCTCTAATAAGTAGATACAAATGTTTTTTGTTAAAATTTTCGATGAAATCACTTCTACGGAATAACTCTAATACCGCATCACCGATTTGAATATCTCTTTTTTTGTTAAAGACAGTTGCAAGATGTTTATCCCAATATTCCAACATTATATCTTTAAACTCTCTAAATTCAGATGCCTCTTCAACTTCATAGAAATCATTCTCGGGATTCCAACTTTCGGGCATTTCCGATATTAGAGCATTTTGTTTCCAACGTTTGTAGTTTCCGTTGTTTTTTAAAATCAAATGATTCTTTGCAATAATGGTAAAATATGAAAACGCTCTACCCTTACCTTCTTTATACATATGTATTTTCTCTACCATTGTAGAAACAACTTCCATTTGAATATCTTTCTTAGATACATCAAAATAAGAAAATTTAAATGTGTTTAGAACGTTTTCTGCTAGTTTTTCAAATGGATACTTAATTCCCTCTTCGTAAATTTTACTACGTTTTATTGGGTCTTTACATTTGTTATATTCAACTATAGCCTCTTGAGCAGGAGTACCAAAATATATTTTGGATTTTGGTTTTCTGGTTTTTGCCATATTAAATTGTTTCGTTTAATTTTGTAATGATTTCTTTCAACTCTGCAAACACTGCACCCACCTCATCATCTGATTCGAAAGAACCACGTAAATCAATTTCTTGCATTGATTGATATGCAGTTTCTACCTTTTGTTGGACATCCATTACGGTTTCTAATAATGTGTCTTCTAACTCTTCGTTTTGTAATAGTATATTACGTGCACCAAGTATTAATACAATGTTTAGTAATATGGATACTACTAATGTAATTTCAATTCCACTCATATATTATTCTTTAAATTTAATATTTGATAAAATGTTTTCTAACAATTCAACTTCGTTTTGAAAAACTGTCTGTTCAAATTCATTTCTATCAGCCTCGATAAAAGTATCTATCATATTAACTAATTTTTTCTGATACTCCGAAGTGATGGTATTTGTTAATGTAAATTTGTGATTAGTAATACTCACACTAAAATCTTCAACTTTAACCCAATAGGATAATCTTTTATTTATCATAAAATATCTACCGGTTAATGGTGCAATTTTTAAATCAGTATCAGATTGTTCACACAACATTTGAATAACATTGTAAGTCAAAGTCTCCTTTTCATTCATTTGGTAAGGAGGGAAAAATTTAGATTTTAAATAGTTTATCATGTCTTTTAATTTTTTGTTATATACAAATATACGAAAAATATTTGAATTTACCAAATAATTTACTAATTATTTTATGCTTCACCAATTTGTCCGTTATATTGGAATCCAACCCCATCGGTTGGAATTTCATCACTTTTAAGTGAATTCAATTCCTCATCTAATAATTCAATATTAGATTTAATTCTAATATCTAAATCTTCTTCGGTTGTTAACCCGTTTTCCAATATAATATCAATTAAAGTTTGAACTATTATATTTTGGGTCAACAACCTATCATTTAGATTTTTAATTAATTTCTTTGTTGTTAATTTCATTAAGTAATTGTCTTAAACCATCTTTGGTTTCATTTCCGTAAACTAAATTACCAAATCCTTTATTAATTGTTTCTTGCTGGTATCCTAATGAAGATGCCAATCTAACACACATTACTTTGAATTCATGTATATCCATATCATCTGGGACAGTAAGTTCAATTTCTGATGCTTCTCGTAATCCTTCTATAAATTCCGAATCGGTGTATTTAAATATTAATTTTGCCATAGGTATTTATTATAGAATTTGAACTGCTGAGCCCATTTGAAGTGCTTTTTTATATTTGATAAATTCGGTGCTACCATCTGGTAGTTTAACCATAACCATTTCATTTCTACCATACGATTTTTGCTTAACAACCGTTGTAGTATAACGTCTTTTAGTATCAGTAATCAACGTTCCATTTAAATGATCAATTTCATGTTGTGCACATACACATTCTAATAAACCAGTATCTCCAAAAAATTCATTCGAATCTTTCCACTCTCTACCTTCAACGTAATCCGGTGAAAATACCACTGTCCCTAAATTATCACATTCGATTGTAATTGATTTATGACGAATAGTTTTTACTGGTTTACCCATACTCTTTGGAATCGATAAACATTGTTCAATATATGCAACCGTATCTCGAGAAACTTCAACAATAGTTGGATTGATTAATACCAATGGTTCTTTCACATTGATAATACATGCACGGACATCTAATCCAATTTGATTTGCTGATAATCCAATACCACCATGTATTTCCAATGCATTGGTTAATTGTAATGTAATGTAATCAATATCTTCTTGAGACATTGGTTTTGGTTGAATAACTGATTTTAATTTTGAAGGGTCTTTAATTAATTTTGGAAAAAGTGTTGATGTGAGTTTATCAATTTTTTCTTGTGTAATTTCAATTGCTGTGTCTACCATTTTATTTATTTTAATTTATTTTGCGATATTTAAGTATTTTTCTAATAACCATGATGATGATTGAATTTTATTCCCCAACCCCCAAACAGATTCAATTCCGTAGGTATTACATACATCATTTTCGGGTGTAGTGGTTTCGGTTCTATCTCCACCATTTCCAAAGGCCATTACACCTTTTGGTAAATCACCATTTTCTCTAATATATTTCATTCTAGCATGATCAATGAAATCAATTGCAGTATCATCATTATGAATTTTAGGATTCATCACATAAACATATGAAACTCCTTTAATATTTTCCATAATAAATTTACGCTCGGATTGTTCCATAAAGGATTTACCTTTTTTTCTCTTCAACCAACTATCGTTGTTTAATCCAACCCAAACCTCATCTGCTAATTCATTTGCTAACTGAATACACTCAACGTGTCCTTTATGAATAGGATCGAACCCACCACTTAGTAATATAACTTTGTATTTTTTCATTTTATTGTTTTTTATGTATGAATGCACAAATTGCGTAACGCTCTCCTTCTAACACTTTAGTGACCTCATGTTCAACTGAATTTTGTGTGTAATCTATTATTACAACTCTACCATATTCAGGTACTATTTTGGTTTCGTTTTTTAAAATTAAATTTCCACCATTTGCTTCGTTATAATTTTTGTTTAGATAAATTAATACACCCATTATTCTATTTGGATCATCCATTGTTATATAAGGTTATTATATTTAAGAAATCAACATCAGTATATTCGTAAAATTTGTAAAAAATACTTTTTAATAATAAATTAGTTTCAGATGATGAATCGAATGCTGAAAACCAAATTTGTGCTAAATTATCTGTTTCAATTAACTCATCTTTTGTTTTATTTAACTTTTCAAAAGTTGATGGTTCAACTTGGTGAGTGTGAGAAACATTATCATAAGATACTACCAATTTATTAAATTCATCATGTGATAAATTTGAGTATATCTTTGATAATAATTCTAATTCATATTCACTTGTTATATCAAATGAAACGAATCCATTTTCTAATAGTTCTTTTTTCATAATGTAAAGATACGAAAATTATTTTACAATTCCAAATTTATTTCCTTGTAAGTAATCACTCATATTTATTTTTTCAAATTGTTAGATTTAATTAATTTATTTAATTCTTTCTTTACAATTTTTCGTTTATTGTTAGCATCAATTAAAGAACTATACTCTACTAATTTAGTATATTCATTACCATTTCTATCTTTTACTTTAATCAATATTTTTGATGTTTCCATAACTTTAGTTTGAAAGGGGTGCTTTAATTGTTGGTTTTAATTATACTACAGCGTATCTTAGTAAACATCCTATAAATCCAGCTGGCCTGTATTCTTCAGGATTATCTAATACTTTTTCTAAACGCTCTCTTAAACTTTGTTTTATCATCTCCTCATTGTTGTTAGTTGGAAAATCTTGTGCAAATTCAGGTGACCAAGTTAAAGTAATACTTTGTGTAGGTTCGAGTGTTTCTGGATTATATACAATAGGACCAAAAACACAACCATCTTTTACTGGTTTATACATTTCCATTGGGTCATACATTTTTGGAGTAAACATTATAGTGTAAATATATCCTACTTTACCTTCATAAGGTGGTTCTTCTACATCTGATATTTTTCGAGTCTTAACAGCATATGCTCTTTCCCCATCTTCAATTAAACCAGCAGGTAGATCTATCCATACTATCTTATCAAATCCCAAAGACTTGATTAATTCTGCCTCTACTTGAATACGCTGTTCTTCAGATAATTTAATAATAAATTTACTATCAAAGTATCCATAAGTTTTATCTATATCTCCGCAGATTGATAATAATTTTTCTGTTAAATTTGATTTCATAATTTTAATTTGATAAGGGTGCTTTAATTGCTGGGTGTGATTCATAATCTATTAGTTCAAAACATTCGGGTCTATACGATAATATCTTTTCACTAAAAGTTTTCTCACCTAAGTGTTCTTTTACTTTTTCATGCTGATACCAATTACGTTCGGTGATTTGAATTTTTGGTAAATCATATGAAGTTCTTTTAATTTGTTCTTTCGCTTGTTCAATATGATTTGAATATAAGTGAGTATCACCTAAATTACCAATTAATTCATCAGGTATCATATTAACTTCTTTAGCAATAATTTCTAATAATAATCCGTAAGAGGCAATATTAAATGGTAATCCTAAAAATGTATCTACACTTCGTTGATTCCACATTAGTGAGATTGCTCTTTTTGGGATGTTATACTTATCCAATACTTCATCTAAAAAATATTCACCTTCTGGTAATCCCCACCATCTACTTCTTTCAAATTTACTCAACTCTCTTGTATAAACTTGAAATCCGTAATGACAAGGAGGTAGAATCATTTTATCTAATTCACCTACATTCCAAGCTGAAACCATTAGTCGTCTTGAGTCTGGATTTGTTTTAAGTTCGTCTAAAAGAATTTGAATTTGGTCTATTGGTTGATGTTTACTACATAATAAATCACAACATCTATTCCATTCTCTCCATTGTTTACCATAGATTGGTCCTAAATCACCCCATCTTTGGGCAAACTCATTATCGGTTTTAATTTTTTTAATGAACTCTTCTTTTGTTAAAGGAATTAGCTCATCCGAATTACTAAACATGGCTTCAATATGTGGTTGTATTCCCATAATATCACCACACTTATACCCATCAATAATTTCATTGACTTGTTTAGTGTAGTTCTTATAAGCGTCACCATCCCAAATATGACAATCGTAATCCAATAAGAATTTGATATTAGTATCTCCTCTTAAAAACCATAGGAGTTCTGCAACCATAGTTTTCCAAGCCATCTTCTTTGTGGTAAGTAAAGGAAATCCTTGTGACATCTTATGTCGAATTTGTCTTCCAAATACAGATATAGTACCAGTACCAGTTCTATCCGATTTAACAATTCCATTATCTAATATATCTTGTAGTAAGTCCTGATATTTTTTATCTATTGTATTCATAAATCCCAAATTGATTTTTTCTTTTTTTTAAATTTATTAATAACTAAATTAATTACGAATATTATTGCTTTTATAATTTTCATAAATTATTTAACTGCATTTCTTTTTTGAATTCTGCTTCTGATTTTCTATCATATTTTTCTTTCATTTGAGAAATACGAATAAAATCTCTATATGCATTAGAATGATTATGTTTCAAATAATCTAATGACATTTCATATCTAAAAATAATATCTTCATATCTTGTTTCTCTCACATCAAATCCATCTTCCAATATCTTAATATCAGATTGTAAACTATCAATCACATTTTGTAGTGAATCAATTTTGGTAATATCCGATTTTACAATTGTAGGAGTTGAATCGATTTCATATTTAGTTATAAGTGCAATACTACCTAAAAAGAGTGATATAAGACCAATAGAAATAAACGATGATTTTTTCATGATACTATTCTACAATTATAAATTCGGATTGTTTATAATCAATCTTTGCTTGATAATCCATTTTCCAATTTTGAATAATTTCTTCAGCTTGTGATTGATGTTGAAATGAATATGAACCAGATTTCCATACTTTGAATGGTAAATAAAAATAATTAGTTCTATACCATACTTTTTTTTGTGGGAGGTAGTATCTTACCCCATTATCTACCCAAGTCTCAATACGATACTTTGGTTTGGCTTCCAATGTTATTACTCCCAACAACATTAGTATTAATAGTATTTTTTTCATATATCAAATATACAAATTATTTATGATATTTCCAAAAAATATTAAACAATTATTTTTGTATGTTCTTCGATTTCATCAATTAATATGTGAGATTTCGGTTGTCTGAAATAAAAATCCAAATGAACAAACTTTTTTGCTAATGCATTGTTTATATCATAGGATTCCAATTGTTCCGAAAATGGAGAGTATTCATACAAAAATCCAATATCAGTTTTGTAATATGCAAGATAATTGTATAATAAAAATTGTTCGTAGAATTGAACACTTGATTTTGTCCAATCACCATTCATTATTCTTAAAATCTTTTCATACATTTTTTTAACAATGAATGGGTTATTTACCGCAACTAAACTATTGTTTGGAAACGTCAACCAATTTAATTGAATATCAATTCTATCTTTAAATTCTTCATATGAATTCAAATAATAATTGTTGATATAATGAGTTCCTGCAATGTTTTCCGGTTCACCTTCTTTATACCCATAAGTAATTGTATGAGGTGTAATTATTGGTTCGAAAATAAGAGTATCCAAATCCAACATAATGTAAGGTTCATTTTGTTCCATCATAGCATAAATTTTTGCTAATCCGTAAGTATGTTCGTTTACATCTCTTAGTGAATTTAGAATAACAACTTCATCGAAATACAAATCGTTTTCTTTGAAATTTCTATCAGTTCTTCTATCACAATATAAGACAGTTTTGTAATGTCTTTTTGCTAACTTTAAAGACAATCTAGCAAGTTTATAAAACGTTTCAGATTGTCCTTTCCAATAATCATCAATTAGTTTATAACTATATACTGCTTTTTTTATCATCGGTATAACTTATTAAAATGTGGAGTTTCTAACATCAAACATGAAATCTCTAACTTTTTCTAATTTTTTTATAGTTAATTCTGCTTCCATTCCTTTTTTTAATTCCAATATAATATCATTAACTGATTCGATTGAAATATTAAAACCATCATCTCTAGAATTTAAAAAGTTTTCCGAAATCTTGTACTTTGCTGCAATTTGTTGAATGTTCATAATTTTATTTTTTTATTTGTTCTAAACGTAGAATTTCTTCTTTAATTTTCTGATTATATGGATTCCACGTTATATTATCCAATAACCATTTTCTATAATAAGGTGGGATTGATGCCACCGGTTTATTTTTGTATTTACCAAAGGTCATATAAACCTTTTGAATTTCACCCTCATCATTTCTTTGTTCCGCAAGATTTACCCCACCCTCAAGGTGTAATCCAATCTCATGAATCGGTATTCCCGTAATCTTCTTCTTATTTTCCCCATAGAGTTCCCAAGTCCCCTCTTCATCCTCTTTGTAGTATAAATCCTCAACCTTACCAAAGCGTTCAAGAGACCCCACAAAATCCACAACTAAACAATCTTTCTTGTTGTTGTGAATACGAGTTCCCCTTCCTACAAACTGATACCACCATGAGATAGATGCAGTTGGTCTTGCGGTAATTAAACAATCCAACTCTGGATAATCAAATCCTACCGTCAATACGTTTACCTGAACAATAACTCTAATTTGTTGATTACGGAATTCTTCGATAATTCGATTCCGTTCTGCAGTTGGAGTTTCACCATGAACTACTGCAGCAGATGGAATCTTTCTAGCAAGTTGTGTTGCTTGTTCGATTGTAGGAACTGCAATCAGAATGGATTTTCTATCATGCATTTCATATATCTTCTTAACAATCTTCGTTTCCAAATTTTGATTCTCATATGCACGTGCAATAGAATCGTTGGTATATTCAGCACCAGATGAATTAAACATCAATGCACCGGTATCAAAATCATATGATTGATATACCAATGGTGTCCAAAATCCCAACTTAACAATATCTTGAATTTGAGCAACATGAAGAATGTGTTTGAAGAATACTCCATGTTTTGACTTATTGGTCAACATTACTAACTTTGAGTAAGGACCAGTTTCACTCATATTGGATTGTAATTTAAGTGGAGTTGCAGTTAAACCCAAAACGTGAGTTGCTTTCATTGAATCTAAAAACCTTCTCAACATTCCACCTTTATCTCTTGGGTATCGGTCACACTCATCGATAATTACCTTAGTAATACCCAATTCTCTGAATTTATATCCAATTGATACGATAGAACCGATAGTTGCATACGTCACATCACCCAACTCTTTACTTCCCATTGAAGCAGAGTAGATTGCAGCCTTTCCACCAAAATAAACAAACTTATTGTAATTTTGTTCTAATAACTCCTTTGATGGTTGTAGAACTAAAACTTTCTCTTCAATGCCCTTTGCGATGTGGGCAATAACAATTGATTTACCGAATGCAGTAGGTGCAACGATAATTGAAGGTGCCATTTTAGGTATTTTAAAAAATTCAATACCAATCGTAACGGGGTCTATTTGATTTTGTCTTAATTCCAAAACATCTTTATTTTTTCATACTAAAAGTTAAAACTCCATATGAAACATCAATCCATAGATTTGCCCATATTAAATTTAACCCTAACATAATTCCTGGTCTGTGATTATCACTCTTAAACATTTGTTTACCTTTGTATTTAGTTCCAACTGCTTTATAAGTTTTCCACCACACACCTAATTTCTTTTCTTGCCACTTTGTTTTTTCATAGGAATCATCCGTTCCCACTTTATCACCTTGATATCTGAAAACTATATTTACTTTTAGTTTTCCTATCTTTTTTCTTATAATCATAAATTGTATTTCTTTTTGTATTTCTCTTCGAAGTTTCCAACTCCAATTTCTAATATTTCATTTTCATGAGGAATAGGTGGTTTTCTCTTCTTTGCGTCCAAAATATCATCGACCCGCATATTCTTAAATACTTCAATTTGAATTTTTGAGTTTTTTCTCGGCCCTTTATGAACCACCCATATATCAGATATGCTATTTATATTTCCCATAATTTGCTAATCCCACCAACCTCTCATACCAGAACCATCGAACCACTCATTCCATATATCTCGAGTTTTATGTTCTTCCGATGTTAGTGATTTTGATAATTTGTTATATTCGTTTAAATTCTGTCCTTCAAATATTTTCCAAAGTTCCTTCCACTCTCTTTCTTCAATTTTACGTGCTAATGCAAATACTTTTCGTATGTGTTTTTTCTGTGCATCTGTATCATTATCTATCAATCGATATGAATCACTATCTTCAACCTTTTCAAATTGAATTTCTGGCCAATCAACTTTACCCAATTCTAACTCTGCTCTATCAACATAATCATCATCAATTTTACATTTTATTATTTCAATTGCTCTACGAATTTTAGCAGTTTTTTTATTTCTACTCGAATCAACTTCCATCCCATTAGTTTCCAATTTTTCAACCATAATGGTTAGGGAACGATATAGCATTTGTAATGTATAATGATAATCATACCAACGATGTTCGTATAATTCTTTACGAAATTTGTAAATATTCCCAAAGAATCTTGGAATATCATACCGAACTGCTTCCCATACCTTCCATAACTTAGTATCATACCAAACCAATTTTTCTACACTTTCAAAAAATGTATCTTTAAACTCTACTTTCATATTATATAAAATCTATTATTTCATTGTTTTCAAAATCATAATCAAACGTTAATGGTTTGTTATTTACTTCATAACTCAAATCACAATTACATCCGTTAAATGCATATCCCCAATTGGTGTGTCTATAACCATACGCCTCATGAATATGACCTGAAAAATGTAATTGAGGTTTAACTTCATTTAATCGGTGATATAATTGCTCACATCCTACATTCAACCCACCTCTATCAGTTCTATCACAATAACTATGAATTGGCCCATGTGTAATAACAATATCAGTATCCAATGGGATTCCATTCCATACTTTGTTTATATCATACCCTCTATATTTGTTGAATGCCCAGCCAAACCCAAATGTTGGTGTAATTGGTGAACCCCACACTTTCAACCCATCGATTGTTATATCTGAATTTTCTAAATAATAAACATTATCATTCAATCCATTCTGTAATAACTCAATCAACCAATCTGGTTTACCTTCTGCAGGAATATGTTCATTACCTTCAGTATCCCATACAGAACGTTTACCATCAAAGTAATCAATCTTAGTCTGCATTAACTTTTCAGAATCAAAAGACATATCGTGATTACCTGCGATGAAAATTTTATGAGTATAATTATCAATCGCATTAAACCATTTAATAAATGATTCAACTTCTCGTTTTCTACCTAAAGATGACACATCGCCACTATGAATGAGTAAATCACCACCGGGTAATTTACCACTCAATTGTGTGTGTTTATTATGAGTGTCCGATATGTGGGTTATTCGCTTCATCGTATTCGTAACTTTTATGACCAACTACTTGATATGCTTCATATGTTAATTCAGTGGCAATTTCTATTGCTTTACGGATTTCTTCATCGCATTCTGTCAATGGATGTTCTAAACAATGATCGTTCAATGTAGATGCTAATATATGCAATCTATCCATCAATTCCAAATAATGACCTGAATTTATTTTATTATTTTCCATTTACTTTTTTAATATTAAAATCCATAGTGCAGTTTTTTACTATGGTTATTTGATTAGTATCATAGTGTCGTATTCTACCATCTTCAAATGATGCACATACCCAAATTGAATTCATATGAATACCATAATCAATTATAAACAAAACCTGTGCCTCACCAAATTCGGTATTAACTATTAATACTTGATTAACTTCATGTATCATTGTCATATTATTATTCAAATAGTGAAATAATAATTAACATAACAATTAAACCAATAGAGGCGTAAAACGATACATCTTCGGAGTATTTAATTTGTTCGGGTCTTTTTCCTTGTGTTTTCATGTTATTTAATAAAAGGTAAAATTGCTAATTCCTTTGCCTTAGCCTCAACCATAATATCTACAGCCAATCCATATGTGTTAGGGAGTTGTTTGATATAATCTGAATGGGCTTGTGGTTTAAGTTTACTATTTTCTTCGTGCAATGCTTTTGATTCTGAATAATGAACAATTGGTTTAATACCTACTGGCCAAGTTGTTAGTGCCAATTCTAACGCTTGTTGTTCTGATAAATCACCAGTGCAAAATTGGTGGTGATGATAATCGAATACAATTGGAATACCAATCTTTTTGTGAATATACATCAAATCAGAAACAGAATACATAGATGCCTTATCATCATTCTCAACTGTCAATCGTTTCTTTACACTATCAGAGAGTTTCTCAAAGTTAGAACAGAATCTATCCATTGCTGATATTTTATCTCCATACACACCATTACAATGAATATTAATCTTATTATATGGAGTTAAATCTAATCCTAATAAATCAAATATTTTACCATGTAGTTCTAAATCTTTGATAGTGTTCTCAACTACTTTTGGATTGGGTGAAACCAATACGTTAAATGGACCGGGGTGTGAAGTAAGACGTAACCCATTTTCTCTGGCGTAAGTTCCACACCCTTTGAGGATGTTTGAGATTTTGGTATAATCCGGCATATCTTCTACATTATATTCGGATGCCCACGGCATCATATCTGAAGAGATACGAAACACCTTAATGTTGTTGGCAACGTTCCATTTGATAATCTCAAATAAATCACGAGAGTTTTGTAGTGCTAATTCGGAAGCGTAAGAAATACCTTTCTGATGAAACGTTTTCTTAACCATACTACGATTGGTAGTAATCTTAGGATTTTGTTCTCCTAATGTCATATTGATACATGCGTAACCTAAATTCATATTATATAGTTTTACATTTTATAAAGCTAATATACGAACATTATTTGACATATCCAAATAATTATGGAGTTTTTTTGTATTCTTCTAACGCAGCTTGTGTTCCACCTTGATAACTTAACCAATAATCTATGGCTTTTCTATCATTAATCCAACGTTCTC